GATTACTCATCCTTTTCATAAGTTTTAGCGATAAGGGATTTACCCTCTGCTGTTTTAGAGATGGCATCAAAAGCAGCGTATTTGTTGACCTTATGCTCTTCGGCATAGGCGTCTACCATCTTGTCTAATTTAGATTGTGGATCAGACATGTCGGCCTCGACAACTTTCTCTCCCACTTCATCCATAGCAGCAGCAAAGGCAGCGTCTGCGCCCTTAAGTGCCTCTAGGACTTTTGCATCACCCTTAATAACATCAAGCAGCGACATAGCTACTTCAACGTCAAAGTGTGGTAATTCAGCTTCAGCTTTCTTGCGCAGTTCAATCATCTGCTTTTCAACTTTAGCTTCCTCAAGAGCTTTCAAGACAGGCTCTGGAATGTCAGCCTTTACGACCATCTCTCCATTAACCTCAATCGTCTCTACGATCTCTTCTTTTTTCTCAACGACTTCACCTAGCTCTTTGCGTAGGCTTTCGTTTTCTTCTTTCAGAGCGATAAGTTCTGCTTCCAAAGAAATATCCTCGTCAGCTTTCTTCATATCATCCTCGTCCATCATTTTCTTAGCTTCTGGGAAAGTGTAACCTTTATCCATGTAGCCACGAAGTTTAGCCTTGAGGTCATCAGACATCTTGTCCATTTCCTCCATTTCGGCATCACTCATTTTGTATGCTTTTTCCATATTTTCCTCTTCGGAATCACGCTTGAACAGAGCAACTTTGGCAGACGCATTCGCAGGACGGTCAACCAAAGATAGTTCGTCAAGCTCAAGTTGCTTAAGAAGATGCATCTTCTAGTTTCTCCTTGATTGCACGACCACCGATACTGAAGGCCGCAAGTTCTCCAGATTTGACCTTATCCCAGACGTCATCGTCGTAGACTTTGTAAGCTACAACCCATCCTTCACGGTCACTCTGTATGCCAAGGCTCTCACCGATTTCTTTGGTGATAGGCAGAGAGTGAATTACACGCCCTGTCATTTTACCTGTGTGCATTGTTTTACCAACACGAATATGTTCCATAAAATCATTTACGGCTTTCACAAGTGTGTCAGCTTCGATAACATCACCTTGACGGTCAACAACACGTTCACCATTCTCAGTAATGACAGAGGCCCACCCATAGACAATACGTTGCTCTTCGTCTGCCTTAAGGATCTTGCCCTCAATTTCTGTTTTAGTTAAATCACTCACTGTGGCACCTTTCTCCCACATACGACAAGACCAATATCTCGCAGTTGTCTTATCAGTTGCAGTATCGCACGAATGACGACTACGAAAGTTGGCTCTGGCTTTGGGATCATCACGGCGTATCTCCATGTTAGGATCACCGAAAGTTACTTTTTTGGTTTTATCACCATCTTTGACGTAAACACCAAACTTCTTGCTTGATCCAGAAGGCAGTCTGAATGGTTTGTTTAGAGGTCTGTCTGCTTTATCAATGGCTGCTTGGGTAGGCAATTCACTCTCATCCCACACGTCATTCTTTCTTGTTGACAGGGGGTGTTTAGTAGGGAGTAAATCAGTATCGTGTTTACCGCTACGGAAACGACCAGTGCGAATAGTACGTAAGAAGTTGTTGACACGCGCCATAGCCCATTGTTCTTTAGAGGACACGTTAGGTCTTACAGAAGAGGGGTTGGTTTTATATGCACCGATACCTCTGTCATAAACCTGACGTAAGGTGGAAGCAGTTACTTTACCTTTACCCCCATGTTTTTTATTGTGGTCGCTTGCCTTGCTTTCCAGCGTAGACATGTCCACTTTGGTGATCTCTTGGATGATAGCGGTCAAGACCCTAGAAAGCAAATCATCAGGCTCTTCCTTGTCTTCTATATCTCCAAGCTCATTATAGTATTCCATGTACGCTTCATGCGTAGCTGCTGGCATATAGAGGGCTTGACCATTCATAAAGTGTGTATGGATCTCTTCACCAAGTCCCATCATTCTGGCTCTTGTGCGAGCTTCTGCAGGATTGGTAAATAAGTCCTCATCCATCTGTCTTTTCTCTACTGCAGACCAAGCAGCAGCAAAAGCTCTCTGCTCACTCTTGGTGTCTGCATAGACTGAATTAAAGACACGACGAAACTGTGTATGTTTTTCCTCTGGCACGGTTTGCCTCACTGCTTTTGGAAGCTCTGAATTACGAGAATAGGGCATTAAAGTACCTTAGCTATATAACCTTTAAAGATACCAAATACTATGGCATTGTTGGTTGGAGTTTCGACTCTTACACGAACATCTGCATTCTTTGGTACGATGATTGCAGGGTCTAAGATAATGTTAGAACCGCCTCCAGTTGAAGATGCTGTAAAACACCCTTTTGGAAGAAATACTTTACCTACTTCCCTGATTTCGACATAAAAATCAACTGCTGCGCTGGTTTTGGAACTTACAGCCCCATAAAACCCAGTCATTATATAATAATCAGTATTGCTAAAGGTTGTGGCAGCTTTTAGGGACTGTTGAAAGCCTTGGGGTATATCAATGTGGATTTTTGTAACATCTGTAGGAATGCCACCTGAGATAGTGGTGTTCTCATAAACCACAACTCTTCCTACTAACTCTGTACCATTGTTATTGTACATACGTGAAACACGCGCAAGGTCTGTTGTTAGAGATACAGCATTCTGTCCATTTAAAGTTGCTGTCTGTACGACAAAAGTGAACTTATTATCAGCTAGGGTGTGTCCCTCAATGATAACTTCTTGTGTATCAGAGGCAGAAGAGGAAGACACAAAAGAAATAGTGTTATCTGTAACGTAACTTTCGTTTTGACCAACAGTCCAAACAGTTTCAAGGGTGTTTGTACTTAATGAAGCAGAACGTCCAAACTTGATAAGAGACTTAGCCTTACGATCAATGGAGACTTTATCTCCATAAGTCTGCTGGATCTCACGTTCAGCTTGAACAAGTTTCCCATCAGGGACTTCGTAAGCTCTTCTCGACCAACCTCCTAACATTTGCTCTATTTCCTGTGTTTCTTGGATTACAACAGCGTTGGGATCATCTGCGCTTTCCAACTCAGGGAAAGGAGTTATGATATTTCCCGCTGTTAGGCTATGGGCCTGTGTTAAGGTTGTTTGGCCTAGACTTGGTGTACCTGTTACAAGAGACGTAACGCTAAAGTTTTCTGCTTCTGTAGCTGTTGCAGAAGGTACAACAGGAGAGCCAGTTACAATACTATTTACTTGAAGGCTATGGCCTTGAGTAAGACCTGCAGTAGAAATTACAACTTGACCAGAAACAATAACTGTAAGAGTTAAGTTGTGATCTTGACTTACGCTCGTTGTAGCAAGGTCTGGGGGGTTTGTAGCTACAGAGGCAGAGTTTAAGCTATGGCCTTGTGTAATAGCTGTAGTGGCTAATACAGAATTGCCTGTAGAGATATTAGCAGGACTTGAATTGTGGTCTTGACTTATATTTGTTGTGGCAACACTTGGAGAACCTGTTATTATACCATCTGTGGCAATAAAGTTCTCATTGATAATCGGTTCACTAGCTTCAGTAAGAAGTAGGTCAGAACTCTCCTGTAATATCCTACTGGACATGACCTAACCCTTTTATGCTGGGTCAGGAATACCGATAGTGAACGACCCTAAAGAAAATGTATTTCCCGAAGTTACAACTTGTGAGGTTGTTAGATCCCCTGTTGCATACAGAGTTGTGCTACCATTTGTAATAGCATAATATGCAGCGGTGCCTGAGCCTGTAACACTTGCATCTGATACAGCAGAGACAGTTACCTCTCGACCACCCCCTGTACGATCTGCAGGAGAACCAATGGTAATTGTATCTGTACCTAATGTATAGGTAGAGGTGGCCTCTGTATAGGTAGTAGGCTCTGTAGAACAGATATCAATTCGTGTACCGTTTGTTGTAAGTGTCGATAGGCCACTATCGAATACAGCATTAGCTAGAGTTGCCATTTTCTGCTACTTTCTTAGGTGGAAGTTCTGCGTTAGCTAACAGAGCATTCACAATGTCGTCCTGATCACTCAGATCTATGTTAGCACCATTCAAGTTACGTAGGTAACTACCAAGTTCACGTAGATCATGTGGAGCAACATCACCAGCGCAGATCTTTGGCATAAGGTCAAAGTTAAGTCCATTGATATGCCAGAGTGGTTCAATTAACTGCTTATTCAATACATCAAAGATAGAGTTGATATAGCTCTCCATAGAACGTAGGAACAAGTCAGTTTTAGATTTGCTTAACGCATAAGAGCCATTTGCTCCTGCACCCAACATCAAGAACTCAGCCATAACGCTCCTAGCAATATCGTGCTGATAGCGGCTGATGATAGGGTTGATATCAATGTTGCGAGAGCCATTACTTGTAATAAGTTCAATGTCCACAATTCTTTGGTTGGTTGGTTTTCCATCTATGTCTCTATATACATCAGAAGGCAACAAAGCATAGCCTTGTTCATTGAACTTAAGATCTCTTAGGATCTTCTCCATCTGACTACGCACTGATACCTGATCAGCAGTTGCGTCAGGGGAGAGATACTCTGCAGCAATCCTTCCAATAGGAACACCATGAAGTTCTCTTTCAACAGCTATGGCTTCCACACTCTGAAAGTTTTTTAGGTACTGATACGAAGTATAAGCGTTCCGTAAGATAGAACGACCAGAAGGATCATTATTTGTATTTGTTGTTCTATAATGCAGTAGCTTACTAGCAGGAATGTAAGTAGACTTTAAGCCATAGTTTTGTTCTTGTTTAACACCTAAAACATCGCCTGTTGTTTTATTAACATCAAAGCTCTCTATGGTCCATTGCGCCCTAGAAGCCAGCTTCCTTACGCCTATCCTACCATCAGAATATCTGCTGTAAGATTTTGGATCATCTGTTTTAGGTCCACGTCTACGTTTATAGACAACTTCAAACAAAGAAAACCCAAACGTCAAGTGAGAAAGGGCTTCTGCAATATGATCATCAAGAGAGTGTTCCATATCCTTTAGGATAGTTTCGACAAACTCTGCTTCTTTTCTACCTGCTGCTGTATCTTTAGCTGGTTCGACATAATAATCTACATCACGCAGAACCTGCTCTGTGGCATACATAATTGCGCCGATAGTGCTATCATTGTCTCGCATCTCACGAAACTTATTGATAGCTCTTTTACCTTTAATCTCTTGCAGAAACTCATCTGCACGAATAGTCCCATTGCGGGTTTGCTCACCGCCTTGGCCTAACTCTAGTTTACCTAGCTGTTCACTAATCTTCTTCATTTAGGCCACTAAACCTTTTGCGCTAGAGTAAGCAAGTCTTAAGGTAGGGGTTGGATTACCGTGGTGCATTAGGTCGGTCAATGCCCACACGCAAGCGTCTAACCTATCGGGAGATCCCAGAGAACCTAAAGGCTCCCAAGTTCTCATTTGCGTTTCCAACTCGTCAAGACCTTTAACATGCTTGACTTTATGTTTTTCATAGAGTGCAGATATAGGTTCAGCCCTAGCCATTTTTCCTCGACTAGCATGTACAAGGCGAATAGGAACTGTTTCATCTTCTGCTTCAAGTGTCCTACGGACCATTTCACCGCCTTGGTTCCTTTCGGCAACAATACGATCCGCACTATACTCCCTGTACAACGAGATAGCCTTCGCTGCCCATTGTTGAGGACTAAATCTGTCCGTGGCATCTTCAAGTACGTATCCAATCCCGTTTACATCTACACCAGCAACAATAATACCAGTCATGTCAGATTCTGTCTTAGCTGTTACAGCAGGGTCTACAGCAACAACAATACGATTGAGTTCTGGTACTTCACTTCTTTCAATGGTACACTGATCAAGCATTTCTGTTGTCCAAAGTGCGCCATCAGCTTCTTCCAATATCTCAGCATAAAGCTCCTGTCGCCCTAACCTTGTTCCTTCATACTCTTTTCTAACTGTATCAAGGAATGGCTTTGCCAAGTTGTCTACGTTATCAAAGGTAGATCCTCTGGTAATGTAGCTATCAGGAGAAGCAATTAAGCCCCTCATCAATTTGGTGGGCTTTGGTGTAGTTGTTACCATCACCCTTGGTTTACGACCAAGACGTAAGGTAAATTGTAGCATATCCCAAACATCTTGCTGGTTACGCCAAGCTGCAACCTCATCTGCCCAAGCTGCATGAAACTGTGGTCCACGTAAACGCTCTGGGTCTTCTGCAGAATAGAACTCTACCTTAGCTCCATTCTCCCACGTTAAGGTTCTATTAGTAGGCGACCAAACGGGAAATCCCATTTTACCGCCTCTGTGTGTCTTGTCACCCTTCCAACAAACATTAAGGAAACCAGACTCACCCTCTACCATAACCCTTCTAATATCTGAGTTTGTAGGAGCAACAGCAGCAATACGTTTCTTACCAGATTTAACTTGCTCTCTGACCCACTCAACGCCAGCCCTAGTCTTTCCCCAACCACGACCAGCAAGAGCTATCCAGATGTTCCAATCACCCTCTGGCTCTAGTTGCTCTTGTCTAGCCCAAAAGGGCCACAGATACCTAAGCTCCTCAGCTTTATTCTGTCCTAATTCAGAAAGTACCTGTTTTAGTTTTTCGGGTGGTAGTGACCTAAGATCTCCCGCTGTCAGAGCAATCTGACGAGACGTAGGCTGTTGCCTACTAGTCGTTATCTTCATTTTTTCCAAGCAACGACATCAAAGTGTTTATCGCACCCTCATCAAGATCGGGGTCTTCAGACTGCTCAACCTCATTAATAGTTTGAGTAGGAGACCAACCACCCTTAGACCGTAAATAAAACTCAGCAGCTTTAAAATCGCCATCTAGTGCCTGTT